GTGGAGGGTGCTGTTATAGGATGGCACGTAAGTCAAAGACAAATCCCGGGATCCAAACCCCAGGGCAACACATATTCAAAAGTGAAAGGACAAAGTATCGTTACATTACCTTGTCCTCTAGCTAGAAAATCACCAACAAATTCTTTCAAAACACTTCATTAATAAATTCATATATTATTTACATATATTTACATTAGATGTCACAATAACGGCATTAAAATTCATCATTATTGGCGTGGCAACAGAAAGTGCAGTTTCCGTTGTGCTGATACCTCCCCAGGGCGCAACTGCTGAGAGAGAGAAACCTTTCGATTTCCGCGGTCGTCCGAAATGGACTGATTGGAGTGACAAAATCTCCTCTGATACTCATGAATTGTCATTTCATGAGACAATTGCGGCCTAGGCCACAAGTGATAGGTATTTGACTCCTTCCTTAAGAGCCGCCACACCCATCTTCATACCTGGTGATAGAGTCGTTTGACTAGCCATGGCCATAGCTTGATTCTTTGCATAAGCTAGGGCCTGATTAGTCACATACTGCCGGGCCATTCCCAAAGCATTAGCTGATTCTTGGACTATAGTAAATCCAAGAGAATCTGCATGTGATTTGGTGAGCATTGACTGAGTCGCCACGCCAACATATTCGACATGGACGACAACTTCAAACTCAAACTGGTTACCAGGAGTGCCATCGAATACGACAGCCATTGGTGCTCCTCCACAAACGCTACCAACAGTTGATGCTGTACCAGAAATCAGGTATTGACCTGACGACATAGGATACAAGTTTATCAACTCTTCACCAGCGGTATTCCCAAGTTGGTGTCCTTCAGGATAATTGCACTCCACACTAGTGTTGGAGAACACAACAGACTCACTCCATTTACGAGTGACATCGAATGTCAAACATTCTTTGTATTGCCCTAACTGGGCAAAGTCTGTACCATACAAATTATCATGATCAGGATGTACTAAACAGTACACTCTACCTCCTCGCTCTAATTCAGTCCCTATATAACGCCATCTGACGCCATAGGACACAATACGTCCTTTGACACTTGGGGAAGCAACGGCTGAGCCGTCAACTAACTTTGCGCGATCATAAGGAAGTGATTGAATTGGAGAGTAACCTGTTCCAATGGGCGATGGACCCGGAAGATTGATTACTGGAGATGCTGTAGCAACCGTAGAAGCAGCTGTTGAATACAAGTAGGATATGCCATCATTCGCCATACATGGCGTAATCAAACAATATCCAAATCTAGTTGTACCAACAGACGCCACAAAACGACTGATGCTCCTAACCTTCTGGGAAGGTCTTGAGGCTGCACCAGAAGTTGGGATGCATACGCCAGCCTCCGCAATAAACGGTTGGGCAATGGCTCGAGCATACAACTGGGCACAGTGAGACAGGCCAGACTGGGCTGGCTTATTCACTGTCTTTTTAGTCTTTGTTTTCTTAGACCTTGACTTTGGTCTATTCCCTTTGGGCTGGGATCTGCCCTTAACTTTCTTGTTAGCTATCGTATGTACGATTAACTCCCGAACGATAAACAGGGAGCTTCGGCACAGGTCTACGTTGTAACGACCTTGTCTTATATACCGTCTGCTGACACTTAAGCACGCACGGTCTCATCCACTTTTCTCTCCGTAGTAAGTGGTATGGATGACTATTGCTAACCAACTTGAAAACTTCTCTAACCCACACGACATGAGTGATACGACATAGTTCTCAAGAACTTCAGGTTGTTTGAATTGGGTCTGACTCCTCTACTTCAAGCCTAAAGCCAAAAGATTGTTTTAATGGGTACAATCAACCCAGTACACTTCGCCATTGAGGCTCTCCTGTGCATCCGCTACAATCGAAACTACTTCGAAAGTTGTCAACAGATCTCCCCATATTGACAATGCGACTAACCAATAAAATTGATATTAACACTCAAACACCACCGAATGAGCGGAAAAACCAGGGGGG